CCACTGTAAACAATTATATTATTCTCACCAAAGACAATAAGAAAGTTATTGTGTGCGGCAAGAGCTACAACTTTATCAAACCCATTAGGCCATGCCTTAGCTACATCTATAGATCCGCTAGAACCACCAGTAAATTTATGACCTACTAACAAGTCAGACCAATAAATAATACTATCATTAGTAGCATTACCTACGACAAACAACCTACCGTAAGCAGCAAGAACTTCATTAGAATACTGACTAGCTGACACATTAGCACCAGACACACTAGACATTTTAGTTACTGCCCCTAGTGCGTGGCTATAGACTAAAGGTTCGTAACCACGTTGAAAGAAGTAAGCGTAATCGTTAAAGTTTACGATCTTCCAATCGTTAGCTGAAATTGTATATGACCCCGGTGTAGCATCTACCAGTGTCGTAGTGCCTGTCATAATCTTATTGTTACCAGTACTAAAGATTACTTCGTTACCTGCACTGTCGTAAAACTCGTGTATCTTATGTAGGTAGTCTGTACCTAGTACCGTTTTGTTTGTGGTGAGAACAGTGTTACCCTTACGTGACGCAAGACGACCACGCCTGTCAATGATAGCGTTATCAGCAACTTCTGCAAAAGCAGTATCCTGTGCTATAGGAGAATCCTCAGTGTTGATCCCCATAAAAGCAGGAGCAACTAAGTTAATACTCTGTAGTGGCTGGGCCATGCTTACTCCTACGGTGTGTACCAGATAGTTTCGTCAGGGTGCTTTTGTGCATCCATAGCGATCGCATCTGATAGGTATTTGTCAGCTATAGCAAAGTACTCAGGGGTTGATGTACCGCCTGTCTCGCCACGTTCACGAGCTAACAGAGCTACTGCCATGTGAATAACAGGCTGACTAGGAATAGCAAGTGTGTCTGCATCAACAGACAAAGGAACATTCCTAAGCACCATCTTAGTTTTAATAGAGTAAACACCATCAGGTTTAGGGTACACATCAATCTGTGAGTCACCGTTAGTATCAACACTGTTGTAAGTGTAAAAAGAAGGTGTACCAGATGCAGGTGTTCCTATCAAATACTTTTCGTCAATCCAAGACTGAGGACGATACTCCATGATTATATTAGATGTATCGTTAACCATAGTCAGTACTTTACCGTAGTCCTGTGAACCTGTAAGAGAATACGTGTAGTCATCTGCCGCAGTAGTAACTGTAATAGTAGTCCTAAGTTGTGACCAATCCCAGGTATTTTCCATTAGTGTCTTAGCGTCGTTAATATAGTCACCAACCATAGTGCTATAAGTGTTAGCGTACACGGTTGTTACTTCGTCCTCTCGCAAACGTCTAAGGACATTGTTTACTAAATTTAAGTATGTCATGCTAAATAGTCCTTAAATAAGCCGTCCATTGAATTAACTTTAGGCTGTCTTGCTGAACGATATTGTTCTAAATAATTTACAATAGGAAACTGCATTGCCGCAAGTAGTGCTGGGTCGCCAAACCCCGGTGGGCCTATATTCTGTGGCTCAAACATATTTGAACCGCCTCTAAAATTAAAGCCACCACCGCCACCACCTCCACCGCCACCTCCGCTAGAAGTTGGTAACACCGTAGTTGGAGGCACAGCAGTCTCTGGTAACACCGTAGTTGGAGGCACAGCAGTCTCTGGTGGAAGTCCAGTTGAAACCGGAGGCTCTTCTGTAGGTAGTACAGTAGTTGAAGGTACAGCAGTCTCTGGTAACACTGTAGTTGGAGGTACAGCAGTCTCTGGTAACACTGTAGTTGGAGGTACAGTAGTCTCTGGTGTAACAACAGTAGGGTCTACAGTAGTCTCTGGTGTAACAACAGTAGGGTCTACAGTAGTCTCTGGTGTAACAACAGTAGGGTCTACAGTAGTCTCTGGTGGAAGTCCAGTTGAATCTGGAGGTATAGTACTTTCATCTATAGTACTATCTAGAGGACTAGTAGTTGTGTTTCCATCAGTGCTAACTGTTGCGCTACTAGCGTCACTATCAACTAATACACCATCAATAAACCCGTCAATAATAGCATCACTGACTGTTGTATTAATTCCGGGTAAAACAGTGTTAGCTGATACAACCGTTTCTGTACCGCCTAAGTTAATAATAGCGGCACTATCTGAGCCTGCACTTGCACTTGCTGCCGCAGCAGCGTCTTGAGCATTCGTTATAGTAAGGGAGTCTGGTATATAGGAAACAGTAGATTTATCTGTAGGATCTATAGGGGTTCCGTAAGCATTAATTAGGTTGTTAGCACCTGTAGAGTACGTACCCGGAAGACCAGACAAAAGACCTACTATCTGTGAGGTTCCTCTTGGATTATCAGAGAAGTTGTATAGTTCATCAAGAGGGCCATACGCAACCATTTGCTGAAGCTGTTCCATTGTAGTTCCTGAAGCAAGAAACTCTTCTGGAGTAGCGCCATACGTACTCTTAAACTGTTGATTTCCCGCAGCATCTAGAATTTCAGAACCTATTCCTACTACTTGAGAAACACCGGGAACATTTTGGATAGCATCAAAGGCGTCCCCAATGATTGTATTTTGTGGTATTATTTTTCCACCTGTAAAGCCCGGAACAGCACCAGCCGTCACGTCAGCAGGGCTAATCCCCATACCTAAGAGTTGTGTGTCCGTATATTGGTTTCCTTGAGAATCAGTAAATACAGCTGTTGGGTCAAACCCTCCACCACCTAATAATGTGTTTAATCCTGTAGTGCTTATAGGATCAATAGAAGGAAATAATCCACCCGGACCTATTAGACCAGCTAAGTTAGATTGTCCGGGTTGTGTCAAACCTTGAAATGCAGGAGGGCCATAGCCACCGCCAGATGTATTAGCGCCAACTAAAAGATTACCTGTGGCCGCTGCATATAATTCATCTGTTGAGAGTTTAGGTAAGTTTTTAGCGGCTCTATCGTCAGCGATCAATTGCATCTGTTTTTCAACAGAAAACTGGCTGGTATCCTGTAAAAGATCAGTTACCACATTGGTTCCAGCGCCTATTAAACCACTAGTTAAAGCACTTTGTAAATCAAGTTCTCCTTGGGTAATAGCGTTGCTAACTAAATCATTAGTAGCACCTTGTACAAAGCCACCAACAACATTATCCGGGACTGTGAAGCTTTCTGCAAGCATTCCACCGGGGTTTATTCCCCCTATTACTGCACTAGCTAAAGTCTGTGCTGGGTCAATGCTTCCAGTAGCGGCTAACTGCCCTACTGCACTTGACGCACCAGCGGCTCCTGCTAACCCTAGCTTGCCCCCACCTAATAAACCACTAATTTGACCACCAGCGGCACCTCCTGTTAACGCTGCTGCTGCGGCCCCCATGATAAGATTACCATAGTCAAAGCTTGTGTCTACAAACTTAGTCTGACTTAAGCCACTACCGTTAAATCCCCATTGTTGACCATCGCTATCTGTATAGGTTGTAGCAATTCCGTACTGATTAGCTAGAGCATCTACGTTTTGTTGATTGTCTGCGTAGGTAGCGTTAGGGTTGTCTATGTATGCTTCGTTTGAGTCTTTAACAAAAGAAAGGTAATCGTTAAAGCTTAGATTTGGATTTTGTTCTTTGAACAACTCCATACCAGTGCCTTTATTACCATCCCAAAATTCTTTAATTTCCTCTTCAGTATAGTAATTACCTTGCCCGTAGTTATGAGCATAGTCTTCACTAGCTTCGCCATAGTTGTTATAACGATCATCTTCTAGTGGCTGAGTAAAGTAATAAACGGCTTCCTCATCTGGATTAATACTCCAGTTACCGTTAGCATCTAGGGTAGCATTGGTATTGTGTAGTTGACCGTCTTCTCCTTTTATAACAGAATCAGGACGGTTGTCGTTTAAGGCGTTTGCTGCACCCAAGTTCATTGTGTCAGGAGAGTTGGCTAAAAGGTTTAGCGCCTGAGCAATTTTTTCATCGTCTGTTGTAACATTAGATGTTCTACCAGACAACATATTTGTTTTAGATAACTGCTCTTGAACTGCATAGTTCTGTGCTTCGTTAGAAATAGAAATGTTGTACTCAACATCAGCTAAACTAGCACCCGCTTCTAATGAACTAAGCCAATAGTCCATGCCTGCTTTTTCTGCATCACGTCCTAAGTACTGCTTGTACAGAGCGTTAATTTGGTTTCTCGTAGCCATTATTTCTTACCTTTTAACGCAAGTAGCTTGTCAGCGCCACGTATACCAAAGGATGCAGATACTGCCATGAATAACAAATACTGATACCAATCAGGAAGCCTGTTAAGCTCCTCAAAAGCAAGACCAATGCGGTCTAGTATATCTACATCATTCATTCCAATACCCCACACAACGGCAACCACAGGCGCTGAGAGCAACAACGTAAACCACTCGTCCTTCCAAGAGGTAGCACTGGCAGTTGCCATGAGTTGTTCCCAAGACGCTGTGTTCTGGATAACTTCCATCTTTGCTTTGTGTATTGCTGACTTTTCTTCAGATCTATTCTTTAGAACCTGACCTAGCAAAGTAGCAATAGGTGATATGAGTGCTTGCCACATAGACTACCTCATCATATAAACAGCAAGAGATATAGAAGCACTAACAACAATCCAGAAGAACCTCTCTGAGTTTTTGACAGAGCTAGCATTAACCATGACTACGTTTTCTAATTCACGTACTCCATCTTCTTGCTCGTCTAAACGTTTTTCATGTCTTTCTAAACTTTTAAACACATGCAATAAACGCTCATCAATACGTGCCATATCAGAAATAGCTGTGCTTAATCTGTCTAAAGTCTGTTCTATGCGATCAAGACGCTGCTCAGTACTCATTAGAGAGTTGCCGCTAGCTCAAACAACTCATCCATTTCTACACCTGTCATACCCAGTGCAGTAGCCATAGCATCAATCCAAGGAGACACACGCTCTACAGTTGAGCCATATTCCCACTCAATAGATACAACGGTCTTATTAGGCTCATCCATGACTGCAATGGCGTCGTTAACCATAGTGAGCTTGCCTACCTGAGACAACGCTAGTCGTGCTTGACGCATAGTAACAACCATGTTTTCACGCTTACTTGCTAGTTCTCGTGCCTCGTAGTCGTCAATCTGAGACTGAGCAGTAACTGTGTTGCCGTCATCGTCCTCGTAGTCTTGGAACATATCCTGTTCAGTCCAAGCGTACACCCAGTTACCGTTAGCGTCCTGCTCTACACCGTTGCTTACAATAGACTTGTAGTCCGCAGAAGGCTCTGGCTTAGGTGAATCTAGTACAGGGTCAATGCCTAGTGCTTCGTTGACGTTTTCGTTCCATACTTTAGGTAGTGAAACATTAGGATTGTCTTTGCGGATTTGGCCTTGAGATTTAACCTCACCCGTTGATCGTACTCTGTAGTTACTCATAGTTGATATTCCTATGCGATTGCGTAAAAGAGATAAGTGCCGCCATTTACGTTAAGTTGCTCATTTGCAAGGCCTCCCGCTGATGCTGTCAACGTAAATCCACTAGACAGTGGGTCTAAGTAGTCCGTGTTGGTGACTTCAGCCGCGTTTTGGTTTAATAGTAAATAAGGATCGTTACCAGCGACAATGCCGCGAACAGAATCCCAGTAGTACCAACTGCCATATCCATCGCGCTTTATTAACACAAGCCTAGGACCAGCACTAAAACCGCAGTCTACGTTTAACGTACTGCCGTTACCCGTGTAACTACCCACCTTGCTTATTCCATCAACGGAGGCGAATAGGTAGGCTATATAGGCATTACCCGAATTATTTACTTTGCTCGCGCTTGTTGTCCCTATATAAAAGTTGCTAGCGTCAGGTGATTGCTTGCCCCAATTCCACGGGTAGGAAGTAACGCTGTTATTGTTTTCATTAAGCTCAGTGTACTTAGTAGTGCCAAGGTCTTTGTGATAAACAATCCAACTAACCGAGGCGGTTCTGCATTTGACCCAGATCATTTCCGGTGCTACTTCTAGGTTGTGTGGTATAGCCCTTGCCGCCGCAGGACTGGTTTCTACGGCTGTATAAGCCACCACATCAAAGAACCCGGGGGCGCGTGTAAAAGTATACCCTAAGAAATCTGTTGAGTTAGATATACCCTGTCTAAACTGTTTCGTATAATCAAGATAAAATTGTGGACTGCTAAACTCAGCGTTTGTCTCTTGTGTTCTCATTGCTTTACCACCCTGAAAACGCGACGAAACGTAGCTGTCATAACCGTTCATTGAGGGGACGCCCATCATCATGTCAATTTGGTTGGAGGTGGATATAGCGGTTTGGTTAGATGCAGAGTTAGCGGGAATACTATTTATAATTCCAAATAAGTCAGTAGTAGCCGCAAACTCTTCTGCTGGCTTGAATGGCCTGCGGATGGCCATGTAGATGTATGTTTGGCCTGACGCCGCAGTATCACCATCTGCTGTAGGGAAGCTGAACCCCGTAGCATTAAATTGAACAAGATCTTGGCTTGCTTCTTGATTAGAGGCATCTGCTAAAAGGTATTGGTCGTTTCCGTTAGTAGCAGTTGTGCCAGTAACCACTCCGCGCATGTTGTCCCATAAATACCATGACGCAGAGCCTGAAGTTTTCTTAACCATTAACCATTGCGGCTCAAACCCAAGCGTTACAGAAGTACCGTTTCCTGCGCCCGTGTAACTCCCACACTTAATAATGCTCTCGTCTTCGTCTGCGCCGAACTCTTGGGCATCGTGGGCGAATAGGTAGGCAACGTATTCATCGCCGTCTTTATTTACCTGAGTACTTGTCCCAAGACTAAAGACAGCATCAGTTGCAGTAGTGCTATTCCAGTAAGTTGTAGCGCCTGTAGATTTCGCCCCCGTGTTATCTAGCTCTATTCTTTCAGTATTAGCTAAACTTCTATGATAAACCTGCCAACTATATCCGTTTAATGTCCTCATTTTTACAATAATCATTCCCGGCACAGAACCTAGATTATGTGCAATCGTCCTATTTGCACCATTCCCGGTGTACGTTACAATATCAAAGAAGCCCGGTGCCTTGCGGAATGTCCATCCAACATGGTTTTGACCTGAAACAGATACCCCCGGCCCCATTGAAAACCCGTCGTTATTAAAAGCATAAAGATAACTAGTACTAGTATTGCCTTCAGCGTAAGTGTCATTGGAGTACAGGACTTTTCCAACACCCCTTTCGGTGTCAAACAAGTAATGATAGTTGGCGTTGTTCCTGCATTTGCCCCAAACCAGACCACCTTCGCTGGACAAGTCAACGCCGTTGGTTATAGCTTGATTTGAGCCAGTACCTGCAAACAAATCCGTAGAAAACACATCGTCAACGTAGGTAGCTGAATCTGTAGCACCAGAGGCCGCAAGTAGTTTGAGCGCAGAACTACTCATTACGCCATCGCCTGACCGGCAGTAAAGCCGTAGTAGGTTGTGCCGCCATCAATCGTAAAGAACACAAATATATCTACCCCATTGTTCGTAGCAGTTAGTGTGGGTGCTGTAGCTGCCGCCCAATCAACGCTGGAGGGCCATGTAATGGTTCTAGCCGAACTGTCTTGAATCACCTTCAGCGTAAACATAGAGAGCTTACCGCTTGCGGCAGGGTTGCTAAATGTATAGGTGACGTTCTCAGTCAGGTCATGGAGAAACGAGTTGCCATCACGCAGATTGAGTGTGGCCGCATTAGAGCTAGAGGTTATGGTCGTGGACTCTTCAATGGTGCCGTTGTCAAAGCTAACAACACCGTTGGCATCTGACGTAACAAGACCTGATGCCTGAGTCAGACCCAATGTGTTTGGTAGTTTGACTGTATAAGTTGCAGAGGCACTGTGTGCTGGGCCTTGAACTGTTACGCCGTGAGAGTTGTTCTCACAGTTAAATCTGATAGTACCAGCATTGGTGTTGCCATATAGCTCAGTGTACCCAGTACCGTTTGGAAATAACTGTATGTTTCCGTTTGTATTAGTAGATGAAATAGCATTGCCATCTAGCTTAATATTGTCCCCAGCTAACGATCCAGTAATTGCAACATTACCTGAGTAAGTCGCCGTAACATAACCACCTGTATCAATTAGATAACTAAGGCTGGCCCAGTTTGCAGAACCAGTACCGGCCTTTACTTTTAGTGTATCTGTTTCTATTCCTAACTCTCCTTGTGCTAATGTTGGATTAGCTGAAGTCCAGTTAGATGCTGTATCTCTGCGTATTTGAATAATGCTAGCCATGATTATGCACCGCCTCCGTTAAAATTCTGAGCTGTAAGATAAGTTGAATTAGCAAAACCACCGTCTAGCCCTGCACCGGAAGTGCCTGCAATAAACTTTGATGTGCTGTTATCATAAACTAAAGTTTGACCATCTGTTGGAGCAGGTGTTAAATTAACATCACTAAGATCATCAAGAGATACAACAGAAGCAAGAGAAGCTGCTAAAATTCTTGCAGTCAAAGTAGCTGTAGTAGGTAAAGTTGTGTCGTTACTTACAAAAGTTTCTGATGATAAAACAACAGCAGCAGCATCCATATCACTAAATGCTACACTGGTTAAGTAGCCTGCGGATGCGTGGTTACCCCAGCCAAATGCTGTGTTCCAGTTAGCAATGTTTAAGTTAGAGCCTGTAACAGCACCTGAAAACGTACCTGTAGTTCCAGCAACAGCCGCAAAAGTTCCTGCTGCTGGCGTAGAACCACCAATAACAGCACCATCAACAGTACCGCCATTAATGTCTGCTGTTGTAGCAACTAAAGAAGTAAACGTACCAGCCGCTGGTGTTGTTCCACCAATAGTTACGTTGTCTAAGGCACCACCGTTAAGATCAATAGTTCCTGCCGTAACAGTTCCTGAAACAGTAACATTAGCAAACGTAGCTGTACCAGTAAACGTAGGTGAACCTAAGTCTGCTTTGGTTGCACTAGCTACTTGAATAGCGTTAAATTCTGTGTCAAACTCTGAACCACGAATAACCTTATTGGCATCACCCGTAGGTAAAGAATCTTTAGCAGTAAAATTTGTGGATTTTACATAGTTAGACATAAGGCTTTCCTATCCGTTGTGTCTTTTAGTTAAACACCCTAATCTAAGATGCTTAAATAAAAGGGGGCCATTGCGACCCCCGGTGTATCTTACGCGTCAACTAGCGAAAGAATAAACCCAGCTTCTGGGCGGTAGGTTTGGATGCCGTACAGAGTATCAGCAGTGTACAGCGTGGAGAGGTACTCCTGCT